AGCGGAGCCACCACCACACCGCCGAGGCGGTGGATGTGTGTCTATAAGCAATCTTGCTATTACCAGCTTTATAATAGGCGTACTGAGCCTGAGAGTTTTTCTCAGTGTTATTTGCATAACCATCGTTACCCTGTACCTCATAGTTCGACAGGAGGAACAGGTAGTCAGTGGTTGCCGTCACATTGCCCGCTACATGGCCGGTGTTATTGCCCACGTTGTCCGTGTACTTGGTCACAGACTTCATGCAGCTCCGCAAATCAGAGGGAAGGGCCGCCATCAGACTGTTAGCCACAGGGCTGGTCGGGGTTTTGCTGTTACCCAGCAGCGTCTTCCGCATATAGCTGTCCTTCCAGCCGCCCACATTGGTGTTGCTGCTGTTCATGTGGAAATAACCGTCCCCAGAAACACCAGAGCCGTAGTTGTTGTCACACAGAGCCACCATCTTCCCGCTGATCTTGCCGATCTGGAAGTGGATGCGGTTGGCACCTTCCTTGCCGCTGTTGTGATTGAATCCCAGGATGAACGCCTGCACAGACAGATTGGAGATACCGAAGCTGCCCACCGTACCGTTGATAGTGATGGTCTTAGTGTCTCCCACCGCCCAATAGTTGGCCCCCTTACCAGCATCCGAAGCCTGCTTGATGGTGCTCCAGCTGTTGTCGTTGAGCGTCGTGGTGGGCAGCGTCACGGTCACGCTGCAGGTCTTATCCGCCGGGGCGGTATGGTTGGTGCCGGCCGCCACCTTGACGGTAATCGTGGCGCTTCCCTTAGCCTTGGCCGTCACGGTGACGGTTGTGCCACTCACGCTCACAGTGGCCACACTGGTGTTGCTGGAGGTAGCGGAGACTGCGCCGTCCCCACCCTTGGTCACGGCAATCGTGCCGGACATAGCACCGGTATTCAGCGCCATGCTGGTCTTATTCAGGGACAGACTACCCGCAGCCTTAGAGATACTCCAGGACACGGTCTTGGCCGCTGTAGTGCCATCCGGCCAGCAGTAATTGGCTTTCGGGGTGAAGGTGGCGCTGTAGGTGCCAGCATTGGTGCCGGAGGCGGTGCCGCCCTGCGTCATCTTCGTACTGTCATAGCCGTTGAATGTGGGGCTTTGGGCGCTCCCGTTGTAGGTAAGAGCTCCGCTGGCCGTGGGGATCGCCACACTGGCCCGGCTGATCGTCCAGTTGACGGAAACCGGCTCAGTGCTGCCGTCGCTCCAATTGAAGCCCTCCTTGGGAGTAAATGTGGCTGTATAGGTACCCACTTCCGTCCCGAAGGTCTGCCCGCCAATAGTCAGCTTCTCGCTATCAAAGCTGTTCCATGCCGGGCTCTGCTGGGAGCCGGTATAGGTCAGGCTCCCATTCTGCGAGGGAATAGCGTTGATGGAGTTGGTCAGCTTGGTGACCGCCTGCAGCGCAGAGTCCGCCGCTGTCTGTGCGTTCTGAGCTGCCGTTGCGGCCTGCTCCGCTTTGGCCTTAGCCTGCTGGGCAGCGGTTTCGGCGGCGGTCGCCGCTTCCTGAGCGGCAGCAAGGGAGCCTGCCGCACCATTGGCTGTTTCCAACGCCTCGTCCGCCGTACTCTTAGCGGTACCGGCAGTCTGCTGCGCCGAATTGGCTGCGGCAAGGGCGGCTTCCGCAGTGCTCTTGGCGCCATCAGCGGTGTTCTGCGCTGCCGACGCCACTTCCTTGGCGGTGTTGGCCACCGCTCTGATGTCGTCCAGCTCATGCCCAGAAACGCTGGGCACGTTCACTGTACCGAGTGCCATAGGGTTATTCCTCCTTCTGTTCTGTTGTCTGTGCGTCACTGGCCCCGGCATCCCCAGCGCCCTGCGTGATATACAGTTGGCCGCTGAGATTCGCCGTCGGTGCCGAGCGGCTTCGGAAGATTACAATACCATCCGCCGTCTCCGTGGTGGGACATAGCCCGCAGGCGGCCGCGACGTCAATGCTGGAGGCGTCGAGGACTGCATCAATACGGGAATTAGGGGTCACGCCAGCGACCTCCAGGACATAGCGGTGAGGATACTTCGCAATCGGGGTCTCCATCTCCATTTCCTCGCTCCAGCTGGCGGGAGAGAGAATAAATTCCCGCCGGACGGCGGTATTCGCCTTAACGGCGTCCAGCTCGTTCAGGCAGTTCTCCACCTCCTGGAGAGCGCCTGCGAGTTGTCCTGTCAGCCCCTGAATGTCTCCGCCCAAACCAGAAACGGCGGACGAAAGGCCGTCCGCCGTTTTCATGGTCTGTTTCAGATTGTCACTCAGGGTTTTCAGGCCATCGAAACCTAAAACTTTCAAACCTTACTCCCCCTTTGCATTGGATTAGCGGTTCTTATTCGCCCTCGGGCGCGGGTGTATCCGCCAGCAGGGCGGAAACCTCGGAGCTGGTGATGGCCTCGATCTCGCTGGCCTTGATGTAGCCGGACAGATCCACGAAGCCCGCCAGCGCATCGTACTTGTAGTCCTCACCAACCTTGACCACGGCCACGTTGGTTCCGGCGGGATGTTCGGTATCCGCGCCCTCCACGAAGTTGGCGGTGGAGGTGAACTTCTCGGTGACATTGACCACCAGGCCCAGGTTCTCCTCCTTCAGCTCGGGAAGCTCGGCAAATGCCACGCTGCCGCCGGCCTTGTAGGTGCTGGACACCTTGGCGGTAATGGCGGCAACCACCTGCTCCTCGGTCTGGTACTTGGCGTCGTTGGTGAGCTCAGACGCCTTGGTGGGCACAGTGATGTCCACGGCCTTCTCCGTGATGGCCTGGGCGGTGCCGTTGACCTTAACAGCCTCCAGCACATTGGCCTGAGCGCCGGCGTCCTCCAGGGCCTTTACCCGGTCAGACACGGCAGTCAGGTCCGCCGCCTTGGCGTACCGGGCCTTGATCTCGTCAGCGAAAGTGGAAAGGTTCTGCAGGGTAATCAGTTTCATAAGGGTAAACCTCCGTAAAATTTACTCCGGGATGTGTACGAGGGATGCGATTCCCGGTTACATCGCATCCCTCGTGGTCGGCGTTTTAGGGGGTTCACTCAGCGCCCTCCTGGGCAGGGGGATCGTCGAACAGGGCGAGGATTTCAGCCTCGGAAGCGTCGGATAAACCAACGCCTCCGGCCTCCTTGATCTGCTGGGTGACGGCCTCCTTGGTGGCAAAGTCCTCCTTGATCTTATCCACCAGCACCTTCATGGAGTCCAGGGTAATGACTTTCTTCGGGCTCGTGTTTTCCGCCATTATGTTTCACCTCCTGTTTGCGGTCATGCCGCCTATTTATTCCTGGTCAAAATTGACCTTGGAACCATTGTAAATGTCCTCGGCTTCCAAATCTGCCGCAGCGTCGATGGCGATATTTCCGCTGCCATCAACAACAAGGCCAGAGCCCTCCCGGACCCGTACACCTCCGAGGACCGTTGCGCTCGCCGCAGGGAGCACGTAAGCTCCGCCGCCGCCAGGCGTCCCGCCAACCATACTCTGGTAAACACCAAGCAGGGCAAGGCTCGCCTTGATGTCGCTGTCCGGGGGATGCTTTGCGTAGACACGCAGCGCCCCAGGGATGGTGCGAATATATGGGGACAGATTGCAGTTTCCTGCAGTATTCAGATGCTCCGGGTACACGGTGAGGAGGGGGATCAGATTGTCCTGGACCACCTCATCCACCATATCAAAATGTACAGGGTACTCGCCGCCAGTGTCGGTGTCTTCCACCCAGCCATCGGCAGGGAGGATAATATCCATCCTGGCTGTAGCGGCGGAGCTGGCCAGGCCGCTATGCTGAGGAGCTGTGTCCAGCAGTGTAAGGCTTGCGCTGATCGCGTCAGGCGGGACGCTCTTGGCATAAAGCCGCAGCGCCCCCGGCATTGTCCGGCTCACCGGGCAAAGGCCGCAAACCCTGGCCGCTTCCAAGGAGCCGGGGATGATCGTCAGCATGGGGATCATTGCCTCGGTGATATCGGTACTGGCAATGTCCATGTGGATCGGATAGGCCCCGCCGGTGTCTTGGTCCTTGGCCCAGCCAGAGGCCGGGATGGTGATGTCCATTTTGGCCGCACCTGCCGCCCTGCTGTTAAACAGCTTGATCAGGTCGCTGTAGGTGACCAGGCCCGCCGGCGCAGTGACGCTGACGTTTATCTCATCAGACACGATGAGCACAATAGGAAACTGCCAAATGCCCGTCGGGAAGCCGATGGCATAGGGGGGAATGGACTGGAGATAGTCCCCCAGGGTGGCATAAAGAAGGTCTTCCTCTTTGCCTGTCGCGGGGTTGATTGCGTAGACGATGAACTCACCCAGCATGAACGCAGGCACATTAGCGTGGTCCTTGTCGTTCTGATACTGGATATCCAGGTATAGCCGGTCGTTCTCGTGCCGCCGGTCGCCAATGTAGCCGGTGGTGACATACTGGAGCAGCTCATGAACATCTGCCAGATTGGTGTCTTCAGAAACTCTGCCACTGCCCACCAAAACCCGTGTCAGCTCCAGCGGCGCACCAAGCGCCATGCAGGCAGCCAGAATTTCACGGCCCTTTGTCGTTGGTTTGTATCCGTAATCCAAAATGATGCCTCCTTTTCTCTATTTTGTTATTCCGGGAGCTCCGGAACGGGGATGGTGGTGATAATTGCGGTGCGCCCTCCTACCCGGCTTGTATGGGTCATGCTGATTTTATCCGGAAGCTGGGGCACAGGAATAGAGGCGGAGGAAGTCAGGTAGCCACCCACCCGGATGGTGCTCTGGAATTCAAATCGATCCTCAACAGCAGGAATTGGCCGGCGAATGACAGAGGTCATGTGCCCGCCAGCCCGCAGGGTGCTTTCGAAGCGGTAACTATCCGCCACCTGCGGTATAGGAAGTCTTACAACCGAAGTCATAAGCCCACCCAGACGAAGTGTAGCGGGCTTTTTAGCTCGCACCACCACGGAGTAGTCAAAACACTGGTGTGACGGCTTCCGGCGCTTAATCTCTTTGATCACGGCAAGCGTGTTCATACCCAAAGCCGCTCCATCAATGGTGACTCTGAATGTATAATCATCCACGTTCTCGGTGACCACTGTGTTGCCGCCAGTCAGGCCATTTATAATCTGCTCCATGCGGGCGGGGTTCATGGGGAGCCTGGCTCCGCGCTTCATGATGATATTCCGCCGTCTGGTTTCCAGGTCATCGGCGGGCTTTGGAGTGATAGCGTATCTTCGCTCCCAATATTCGATGGTCCAAGTGGTCCGCTCCGGGAAGGGTTGCCGGCGCAGCTCCTCGAAATAGGCGCGGGCCTCTCCCATCTCCATGCCCATGATCTCGAATATCCACTTCCCGACGTAGGACCTGTCATAGATGGGCGAGATACGCTCCATCATGCGGAGGGCCGTTTCATTGGTTGGGAAATGCTCCAGGTCGATTGCCATTACCCGACCACCTCCCTTGGAATGCCGAGATCAACGGAGATGGTTCCGGGGTATTCGTCCAAGGCGATGGCAATATTCTCGATGCCGCCGTTCATGGTTAAGCGGGTAAAATCATAGATGCCAGGAGCCTGCGTGATGATGGCGTGGATATGAATGTACTGCACCAAGCCCTCACTCTTGGCTTTGATGTAATACTCCTGGATCGCTTTAGAAATGCTGTCGGCCACCGTAGCGGCATCATAGCCATCCACCAGCGACGCGCTGAAGGAATAGGCGATGCCTTTCATGGTGGGAGCCACGACGGTCAGGATGGCCCCGATGGGTGCCTTCCTGTTAAGCCGGTCCTCCGGCGACATGATGTGGTTATACACCAGCTCCAGAATGTGATCGTTGGCAGGCTCGCCATTGGAGTCCAGCACCACGAGCTTCACGCTGTTCTTTACGGCTGGGTCCCAATTGGCGATGACAAACGAAGTGCCAACACCGGGGACCTCTTTGGACCAGCGGATATAGTCTGCGTCGCAGCCGACAAAGCCCGTGTCGAGCCCCTGCTCAATTTCCATGATGCGGGCCCGCAGGCTGTCATCGCTTTCCTCCTCAGTACCCCCAGAGGCTTTCTCCGGGTTTTTGATGGCGGTAATACCCCGCATGGGTGACACCATCAGAACGATGGCGTCTGCGGGGACATTTCCGCTCGTTCCGGGCAGCACTGCCAGGACGCCAACGGCAGCTTTCCCATCCTCCGCAATCTCTGCGGCCTCCATAGTGCGGAACTCGATTGCAGGCTGGGAATTGACCGAGGGGACAGCGAAGGCAAAACCAGCCGGGATGACGGTTCCGGCAATACCCTCGATCTCCAGCTCGGCATAGGCATACCCGGCAGCACGTCGCTCCAAAGCGACACGCTTGGCGTGGAGGTCCAGGTATTCACCATAGGACCATTCCGGGAACATGATTTTCAGGGTTTCCACCAGATGGAACTGAAGGAGCTCCGCCTTCTCCAGAGCCGTGGGCTTGGTGAAGTCCCAGGGAAAGCCGCCCTCGGTGTCATCAATATCCGGCGGAAGTCTTGCCATCATCCGCCGGTGGATCGTTTCCGCATCCTGATTCTTCAGCCAGTCCGGCATGATAAATTCGCCCACGTGTTCACCTCCTGTCAAAATGGGATTTCAACGCTGACCACTTGTTCCTCCCAATCCTGCCCCTTGACATTGAAGGTGCAGCCCAGGGTTTCATTCCGCCAGGAAAAGACGTAGTCCCGGACATACTCGGTTTTGGGATTCACCATGAGAGCCTCGTTGATCGTGCGCTCAACAGCGCTCTCCACTGCGGCCCGATCTGCGTGGGCGAGTGCCTCGATCATCTCGGTACCGATGTCAGTGGTATAGGAGAGGCAGGTAAAGCGTTCTGTCATTACGGTCTTCAGGCACCATTGGCGGTATGCCTCCCGGCCATCGGCTGGCACCATGTTCCCGGAGCCGTCCCGGAGGAAGTCGCCGGTTTCATAGTCGAAGTAGACACTGCGCCGGTACTTTCGCTCTTTGGCGGCAGTCAGCACATTGATTTCCGGTACCGGGAATACCGGGAACAGGGTTTCTGCCATTTACTTCACCCCTCTCTCAAAGGACTGTGGCCGGGAGCACCAGGTCAACCACGACAGCGTCGTTCTGCACCCAGGCCACAAGAACACGATCCCCCGGCTTCAGCTTTCGCATCTTCTCCGGGATCAGCACATGGTGCTGGTGCATACCGTCTGAGCTGTCGCCGCCCGCCGTCCGCTGAGAGGGGATTGGCGGGTCCGGCGCAGCCCCGGTGGCCTCGCCAACGGTGCCCGCTTGGCTTCCGCCGTGGTGGGTACAGGTGAGGCTTATGGTTTTGTGGATGTGCGATCCGCTGTGCGGGAGCCCGATGTCCTGGGTTTTCGCCAGAATGTCGTGGGTCGGCCCCAGGGTGAGCTGGCGGCAGACCATGTAATCCGATTTGGGAATGGGGATAGGATAGGTGTTGGTCAGCAGACTGTAGTCCGGCTGGATTTCCCCGAAGTCGAGGAGGAGGGCACTGTCAGCGTCCTGATTCTGCCGGATGCGGCCTTGAATGGCCTGAGCCAGATGGTTAATGCCGGGGTTCCCCTCTGCAGGGTTCATAGGTATCCCTCCTTTATGCTGCGGGGACAACGCCCATGGTCATGGAGGCAGTAGCGGCATTATGCTGAATCGACTTGATGATGAAGTAGCCCTCCCTCGTCCGGGTCTTAGCATGGATTTTGTCGCCCTTTCGGATGGTGGGCACGTCCGGGGCCTGGAAGCTGATGGTGTTTTCCGGCTCTCCGTATTCATCAAGTATCTTCTGCGCCTCTGCCTTGGCCGTACCAAGGTCATCATCCTCCTGGCGGTTATAGATGCGCTGCCGGATTCCGAACTCGGTCCTGCCGTCAATAACCGCCTCTGCAGACTGCCGCCCCTCGGCATCCTCCTTACCCACTACCTTGACACGGGTGATAAGGTTCTGGGTGCTGATGGCGTCCTTGGTGACGGTCAGGCTGGTGTCCTCGTCGAAGTGGTAAATTGTTTCATTACTTCCCAGCTTCAGAACGCTGGCGGCCCCCTTGCTCGCCCGCACGACGTATTTCTCTGCGCCATGTTTTACCGCAGTATCCAAGAGGTCCATGATGATATCCGCCAGGAACTCGTTTTTATATAGCGTCTTGGCGTGGGCCACGTCAGGCCCGGTGTATTCCCCAAGTGGAATCCCCCAATCACTGAATACCGCCGAGATTGCGGCCTTTGTGCCCGTCCCTGCGGTAATATAGCGGTTGTCCTGACTTTTTTGGAGGTTGAACAGCTCATCATAGGCCAGGACGGAAAACGTGTCAGAGCTGCCGCTGTTGCTGGTGTCCCAATCCACAATGGTCCCGCGGGCCACCTCGTCGGTGCCATCGCCCCAATCGGCAATAATGGCGGTGATGCAGCCAGGCTTGATTAGCTGGGAAAGGGGCTGGCCCTGGTATTTGGCATTGTGGACGGTGAAGGAGAGCCGCATGGCGATCTCTCCCTCACCCTCCTCCCAGCCCAGGTCTTCTGCCGCCCTGGAGATATCAAGCTGTGTGCCGTCCTCCAAGATGGCCACGAGTTTATAGGTCAGCTTCCGAATGTCGATCATGGCGGCCTCCTTACGCTGGGAGCGTGAACGTCTGGCCGGGATAGATCAAATTCGGATTGCTGCCGATGGTGTCCTTGTTCAGTTCGTACAACTCCTTATACCGGCTCCCATCCCCCAGAAACTTCTTGGCAATGTTCCACAGGTTGTCACCCTTTTTCACAGTGTAGGTCGTGGCCGCTGCCGCTGCGGGCTCCGGCCGGGTGGCGGTGGTGCCGTTTTCATTGGTCTTGGCGCTGGGCATGATGTTCAGTTCCGACGTGGTGTAAATCTTGATCTCTTTGCTTTCGATGAAGGTCACATCGTAAGAGACGTCGCCGCAGCCGCCAGTGGGCGTCCCGGTGTAGTCGCTGACCATGACCTCGTGGTTAATCCAGGTCTCCGTGACCATCAGAATCAGGACCGTTCCGTTCTTGCGCCACCGCTCAAAGATGCTCTCCATTTCCTTGGGGGCTTTCCAATGGTGGGCTTTGATAAAGCTGGCCGATTTCCGGCTCTCGCCGGGGAAGGTGCCGCTCCAGGAGAACGAAAGGAGCTTCGTTCCCCTGGGGAGCTTCACCTCGCCCACGTTGATGATGTCATAGCTTTGGAACTTGGCGCTGCCCTTGTGCTTCACCTTTTCCGGGAGCATGGCGAGGGCGATACGGGTCCCGGTTTCTTTCTCGGTAATGTAAACGTCCACTTATGTGCCTCCTCTCACCGGCATATTGGCAAATACACGGGCCAGCCGCTCCGCCAGCTCGTCGCTGATATCGTCCACCATCTCCTTGATGTGGGCCTTGATGATGGCGATAATGGTGTTTTCGTCCATCCCGCTCTCCCGCGCTTCAATGACAAATTGCGGGCTCAGTTCAAGATGAACTTCTACTTTGGCGGGGACTCCGCCGGTTCCGCTGGGGGTGATGGGGACCTCCGTGTCCTCGGTTTCCCCGACGATGCCGCCCTCGGCATAGGGGCGCACACCCAAGGCCTGCCCGGTCTGCTCCCAAAGGTCGATGCCTCGGTTTCGCTTGGATGGGGACAGGGGGATGATGCTCTCCGCACCGGCCTCGGCCACGATGCCCATGTGGGGCTTCGTCATAATGCCGCCCCAGGCGTGGGGGGTTGGCGCTGTGGCGTCCGAGTAGCCGGAGCTGAAGGCCCCGCTCACGGTATCCCACAAACCTCCAAAGAAGCCGGAGATTTTCTCCCCAATGCCGCCCCAGAAGCTGTTCCATTTTTCTGGCAGGGTTTCCGTGAAAAAGGTCTTTGCGCTGGTAAGGCTACTGTCGATCCAGGCCGGGATGGTTTCGGTGAAGAAATTCCCGACACCCGTCCAGAACTCCGTCCACTTGGTTGGCAGGGTTTCCGTAAAGAATGTCACCGCTCCGGCTTTCACGTCCTCCCACCAGGCCGGGATCGTCTCGGTGAAGAACACACCGATGCCGTCCCAGAACTCGGTCCATTTCTGTGGAATAGTGACGGTGAAGAAGTTAATCGCGCCAGCCTTGACGGTTTCCCACCAAGCAGGGATACTCTCCGTGAAAAAGTTTCCGACGCCCGTCCAGAACTCACCCCATTTGGTGGGGAGTGTTTCTGTAAAGAATGTGGTCACTTTGCCCGCAGCAAAACCGAGGGCATAGGGGACGGTTTCCGTGAAGAAGTTCCCCACGCCATCCCAGAACTCACCCCATTTGGTGGGCAGGGTTTCTGTGAAGAATCCGCTGATGGCCACGCCCATATTGTTGAGCCAGCCACCCTCGTCCAATGCGTCAGACAGTGCCTGGCCAATCTTGTCACCGAAGCCGAGGGCCCCCAGGCCGCCAATACCGGCCCCCACGAGAGCTCCGACGCCGGTGCCGACAACAGGTACCACCGAGCCGATAGCGGCCCCTGCGGCGGCTCCTGCGCCCACCATGCCTATTTTAGAGCCGCCGGTCGCATAGGCGGTCTGCGCTTCCTTACCGGAGGTCTTTGTGCCGTGGAAAATATCAATGAGACCGCTGATGATGCCAGCGCCGCCCAGCAGGCCGCCTCCGATGGCCGCTGTGCCCGCTGCAGCCGCCCCTGCGGCTGTGGTTGCCCCGGAGCCCAGGGCCCCGCCCACGCTGCCCAGAGTACCGCCTATGCCGCCGTTGACAGCAAGCAGCGTTCCGTCTGCGCCTACGACAGAGGACTTGGAGCCTACCTGAAGCAGTCGGCCAAGCCAGCCGGAAGCCGATGTAAGGCCGCCCGCCGCCGCAACTCCGCCGGTTCCGCCTGGGAGTGCCGGGGGAGTACCGCCTCCGCCCGGGAGGGCTGGGAGCCCGCCCATGGCGCTCCGCCCCGCAGCACCGGCCGCATTGGCGGCATTGCTGGCCATATTTCCGTAGACATTGACCACGCCTGCCGTCACCCGCATGGATGTGGTGGCGTAACTGCTGCCCATGGCGCCTGCCATACCGCCTGCGCCGCTACCCTTGCCGAGTATGCCTTGGATGGTGCTGACCAGGCCGCGGGCCTGCTGCACCCCCTTGGCAACACCGCCGATTAGCTTGCCGCCCAGAACGATGCCCAGAGCCGCAACGGTGCCTTTGTGCTCACCAGCCCAATTTTTCAGGGCCGTTGTGATCTGCTCAGTATCAAAGCCATCCATGAAGCCATCAATAAAGGCGCCTCCGATGGCCTTCCCGTCCGAAATAGCTCCGCCGGTGTCAATGCCCAGGAGCGCCAGCAGTCCGGCAGTGATGCCGCTGCCGATGGTCCTGCCCAAGTCGCCCATCATCCCGGTAATTTTTGCTTTGCCAGATCCATTCCACCACTCGCTGAAGGGCTCCGCAACGATTTTGTCCCAAGCGATTTTGAGCTTGCCCCAAATGTCAGCATTGGCCCAATCCTCGCCGCTCGTAAAATCAGCGATGGTGTCCTTGAGCCACTTAACCTTGCCCTCAATGAAATCCAGGGCCTTGCCCGCTGCCTTTTCGACATCGGGCATTTTGCTCGTAATGAACTGCACGAACTGTCGTAAATAGGGCGACAGGCGTTCACCGATGGAAATTTTGACACCCTCGACCGCACTCTGCAGCAGGGTCATATCGCCCGCCAAGTTGTCGAGCATGGTGTCGGCCATCGCCGCCGCAGCGCCATCGCAATTCTCGATGGCCTCAGTCAGCTTGTTATAATCTTCTTCGGTCGCATTCAGCATGGCAAGCAGACCGGCCTGCGCCCTCTGGCCTGCCACAGTGTTGGCGAAGTTGATCTTCTGCTCCTGGGTCATGTTCTTGGTGGCCGCTCGCAGCTCCTTCAAAACGTCACCATAGGCCCTGGCACTGCCGTCGGACTTATAGAAGCTGATCCCGAGGTCCTCAATGGCATCCCTCGCACCGTTGGTGTTGGTTCCGAGCCGTGTGAAGATAGAGTTGAGCTCGGTGCCAGCTTGGGATGCCTTGATGCCTGCATTAGCCATGAGTCCGATTCCGAGGGCCACGTCCTCGATGCTGTACCCCAGGGCTCCAGACGCAGCGCCGACGTACTTGAAGGTTTCGCCCATCATGCTGACATTGGTGTTGGCGTTCGAGGATGCAACAGCCAGCACGTCAGCGAACCGACCGCTGTCCTTTGCTGTCATTCCGAAAGCGGTCAGCGCATCCGTCACAATGTCACTGGTGGTTGCCAGGCTCTCGCCGGAAGCGGCAGCCAGGGACATAATGCCCTCAATACCGTTCAGCATATCCCCGGTCTTCCAACCAGCCATCGCCATGTAGGTGAAGGCTTCACCAGCCTCCGAAGCCGTAAACTTGGTGGTGGCGCCCATCTCCTTGGCCTTGGCGTTCAAATCCATCATCTGCTCCGCTGTGGCTCCGCTGATGGACTTGACCTGGCTCATGGTGGCCTCGAAAGAGGAGTAGGTGTCGATGGTATCTTTAAGGCCGACGCTGATCCCCAGGATCGCGCCGGCCTGCAGTATCGGATTTTTAAGTATGTTGATGATCCCGCGCAAGGGAGCGGTGGCCTTATCGATAACGCTCATGGTGACTCGCCAGGCTTTCCCGGCCAGCCCCCGCACAGCTCCGGTGATGGTGCCCACCACAGCAGAAACCTTGTCAATAGCCTCCAGCGCCACTTGGAACTTGGTGCGGTTCATTTTGTCCAGCCGGTCTTTAGCCTGCTGGACCACCTTGTCAAAAGCGTTGACCTTCTTGGTGGCGTTGCTCGCACCGGGGTCTGTCTGGTCCTCCACCACGACGGGGATTTCAATCCGATAGGTTTCAGCCGCCATCCGATTCCCCCCTTCCGTTGGTGTCGGCGGCTATTTGTGCCCGCATAGATGCCCGCATGAACACGCTGGTTCCAGGGCAGCTCATAGCCTCCTCGGTGGAGCGAAAGCCAGCGGCAGCGGCCCACGCCTCAAAGCCCACACGCTGAAGGATGTGGTGTAAAAGCGTTGATCTGCCGCCAGCTTCGATTAGTTTTTTACGGTGTCCTCCTCGAGAACGCTGTATCCACTGATCTTGTCGATGAGGTCAAGCACAGCGTCCTTCTCGCCGGCCTTCAGGACACGCCCGATCAGCTCCACGCCGGATAGCACATCCAGTTTCCGCCACGCATCCCGGTTATCCCACAGCTTTTCCCGGTCCTCTTTGATGGTAGCTTCATAGATGAGGGCACTCCGATAACTGATGGTGTCGGTCTTTTCCGGGATTCTGACGCCGAACTGCTTGTTCCGCTTGTAGGTGGTGTACCGCTCCTTGCACCTGTTGTACTCCCCCTCGGAGAGCGGCCGGATGCGGAACGTGAAGAAGACGACACCGTTCCGGGCAATCTCCACGGTTTTGGTCTCATCGCTATCCTCCCGGAAACCAGCAGCAGCCAGAAGCCCGCCCAGAATGTCGTTCTCATAGGTGCGGAGGGCCTGACCCTGCTCCTCTGGGGTCATTTCCTCGTCCATCTGGATCGCATCGGGGTTTTCCTTGGACATAGTCGTTCCTCCTATTCAGAAAGTGAGCCGCGCCACCTTATCCGGCAGCGCGGCTATATTGTTGGTGTTCTATTATCCACCCAGCAGAGACTGAAGCTCCGGGGGCTCGTTGACAAACAGGCTCCACGCCCGCTTGAGGGTGTCGCCAATGGAGAGGTTCTGAAGGTCGATATCACCGCTGGGGACGCACTGGCGATAGTTCATGCGCTGGTAGGTTCCGTCCCGGCCTCTGATGGAGCCTTGGAAGTTCCAGTCGGGCATGAAGCCGCTGGCCATGCCGTCAAAGAGCTCCTGGATGAACCGCTCATCGGAAATCACGGTCTCGGTGAAGGTGAGGGTTACATTGTAGCCAGTAAACACTTCGTGCTCTTGAGCGTCGCCAAGGGGCTGGTACTTGGCGTTGGTGACGCTTACCTTGGTCTGGAACGTCTCAACAGTTGCCAGCAGGGTACCATCCTCCGCAAAAAGGGCGCCATCTTTGCCGGACAGCACCTTGCGAACATCGACAGGGCCTCTGTTGTTGAACATCCCTTTTTTAGCCGTAGCCATATTCTATCCTCCTCCCTTATTCGCTGGTTTCGGGGGCGAAGCGATAGCGGTACAGCAGGTAGACGAACTCGATGCTGTCAACATCGTCCACCGCAATGATGAACCATGCGCTGTCGCCCTCGGGCGGGTTGCTGGGGTCCTCCATCATGTAGCCGCCATCCAGGAGCTTGCCCTCACGGAACATGAGCTTGATCAGCTTGTTGCCAGCAGCAATCACGGTGGCCCGGCCGTCCGGGTCGTTGTTCGCCTTGCCGATGATCTTCTCCAAAGTATTGTCCATCCGCTGCATCAGCTCAAAACGGGTCTTGACACGGCGGATTTTCTTCCAACCCTCGTCCTGCTCCGCATTGGGGGTGATGAGTGTGTTGATGCCCTGCTCGATCCACACTTGGCCGTCGTTGTTCTTGGTGAGGACAATGCAGCCGCTTTTCAGTGCCCGGATGATCTCAGTGTTGGTGAGGGGCTTGTCGAGGTCGATCATGTTGGTGACTACCTCGTGGGTCACGCTCTGGTTGGCGGGAGTGGAGGCGATGATGCCGCCGATCCGGGCGGCAATCTGATAACCCTCGTACTTCCTCCCGGCAGCATCCACGGCGCTGTTGAGGACATAGGTGATTTTGGGGTCATTAAAGGACTTGGCGATGGTCATGCGGTCCTCCAGCTCCTTGCTGGAGTCAGCTGCAATGGTACACATCGGGTAATTCCCGGCCTCGTACACCCGGTCCAGGTAGGCATCCAACAGCATCTGGACGCTGATGGAATCAGTATCCAAGCAAATGACGTTGTAGACGCAGGGTTCCAGCGCGTCGAAAGCGTTGCTGTAGTCGGCATTGGTGGTTGTGGGATTGGTGCCGGGAACAAATTCTGCCTGGACAGTCTCAGCCAGAGCCCCGGTCGCATTTTCCGCCGGAAGGAAGGAGAAATCCTTCGTGGCCTTCGCCATGGCCGCCTTGAGGGCGGCGGGCTCATTCTCTCCAGGGTCAAAGGACACCTTCAGGAACTCAGTGGTGCCTTCGTAAATGATGCACTCCCTCTGGTCCGTGATGATGCTGTCCCGGATGGACGCAGTAAAAGCCCGGTCACCCACATAGGCCCCGGTGATGGTGCCCGCCTCCCCGCCGTTCTCCAGCTGAAGAACGAGGGTGGGAGCGGTGCCGCCGGAGCCGACACGGACAAAGAAGCCGCTGGTCAGGCCGCCGGTGAACATCTCGGTGATCAAATCCTCGGTGTTCCCGCTGCCGTAGATGGTGCTGACCTTTGTGGAGGGCTCAAACTCGATCACCTTGTTCAGCGGTCCCCAATTGGCCCGGATCACGCCCGCGCCAATGCCGTTGATGGCCCCGGCAAGACGGATGCCACCCGCATTTTCATAGCGATGGTACACACCGGGGCGGGTTTTTCTCTCGCCAACGGTAAAAGTGCCGGCCATAGGTTAGTTACCTCCCTTCTTGGGACCGGCGACAGGTGCGTTAACGAACTTGTCAACGATCTCCTTCGCCCTCTCCTTGGTGGTCTTGGTGACACCGGCCAGCCGCAGGGCTGCGGTCACACAGTCGGGGGACACCCCCGGAAAAACGGTCTTAGCCCCTGCCGTGAGCTCCTCGATGGTATATTCAACGGCGGCAGGCGCATTCTTGGCCCCAACGTCGGCCACAGGGGCCTCCACCGGGTTCTCGCCACTCTGGGCGGATGTTTTCCTGTTTGCCATAAAAGCCTCCTTAAATCGCCTTGTGGTCTTTCATAAGCGTATGGGCATACTTCGGCCGACGGAGCAGGCCAAAGCGAATCTGAAGGCGGAGCTGCCCAACAGTGAGCGGGTCCGCCGCACTGTCGGCCTTAATGCCCCGCAAAAACATGGGGGATGTGTCCAGCATGGTGACCTCCCCATCCAGGGACAGAACATCCACCAGGGCCTTCAGCCATTTCAGGCGGGTTTCCTCCGGCGCATAGATGTAACCGGCAATCATCCCGTCCATCCAAGCCACGGTGTTCGTCTCCCGCTGAAGCTGCAGAGAGGCCAGCCGGAAGTAGAAGATCGGCTGGTCCGTAGTTGCAATCTGAAATCGCTCCAGAGTGTCTTTCCCAATAACCAGAGCGTCCGGGGCCCACTGCTTGACATACTCGTTGATTGCCAAGATAGGGTCCGGGTCGGTTGTCTCCTGAACCGGGAACGCAAATAGATCAAAAAGGACGGTGATCCCATTGACCAGCGTGGCCGGGTTGGCCTGGCTGCGCCCCTCAAAGGCATCCGAGCGCACCCACGCCAGACTGTAGGGCGGGCTCTCGTCCGGCTGCATGAACACCTCCCGCATCATTGCCCGCACCTCCGGCTCCAAGTCCTCCGGCGGAGCGCATTGCTCGCTGCACCAGATATTTAGAGTCAGGACGCCGCAGGACTGGCGCTCCGGGTTAGCCTGCATATCCACGGTATAGTCGATACGAGGATATTGGCGTTTTCCATCCCACCCGGCAGCAGTGTCCTCTGGGGCCGCCTGATAGAAGATGGCGGGAGCTTCGCCGTAACGGGCCAGCTTCGCCGCAGGCCCGTCTGGGTCTGAGAGCCTGGTGTAAATCAGGTCCTCCAGCGTCACAGATCAACGCCCCCCTCCGGCTCACCATCGGGAAGTTCCTCCGGCGGGCCTTCACCTTCCGGGGGCGGCTCCGGTCCACCTTCAGCATCAATGGTTTCCAGGTCGGAGGACCACCGAACTTTCCAAAGGCCCGCAGCCACCTCCGCCGCCGCAATCGGGAAATAGTTGGACACGTTGCCCAGGCCGGGCAGGAACAGCACAGTGAGCCGCTCCTCGCTGACCGAGGCCAAGAGCCCGTTCCTGGGTTCCGGCCATGTATGGTATTGGGCCCGCACGAGGTCGCCCTTGTGGACAGCCTCAGTGTCAAAAGCCCGGATGCTGCCTTCTTTGATCAGCGGCACGACGGTCCTCCTTTCTCATCAGCTCAGATAGGGTTGGCCGAAGATAGCCTCGATCTCCGGCTTGGCCTTCTCAATGATTGGTTCCTCAAAGGGGCGTGGCGCCATTTGGGGACTGCCCTCCTGAAGAATCGGGGCGTACTTAACATCGGTCCATATGGCCGGATGAACTGTGACAACGCCGTTTTCCTTCTCGGACTGTGCGCGAGGCTGCCAGCTCCGGCGCAGGGTGCCAGAGCGGACGGCCGGGGGCTCGCCGGGGGCCGATGCCTGGTAGGTTGCCTTTTTGGTGAAGGGCTTTCGATAGATTTTGCCACTGCGCTGCCCGCGCAGCACTTCCAGGGATGCGCTGCGGAGAGCGTTTGCCGCCCGGTAACCCCTGGACTTGGCCTCCTGGGTGACTTGGTTATACAGATCGTTGATTTTGCCCTTCAGGTCGATCTCCATCTACATCGCTCCTTTCCTCGGCATAATAGATTGTCCAAAGCCCAAGCTCGCCCGGATCATCCACCCCCTGAACGTAGAAAATGCGCCCACCATGAACGAGCCGGTCCTTAGCTTTCGCTTTGGGGCGGCCCTGCTGGGTGATGGTATGGGTGATGGGGTGATCGAGCTGGCGGAACCTCTCAATCTCGGTGGGCTTCGCCTCTGCCAGCACAGCCAGAAAGTGGACGGCCTTTTCTTTGTCGAAAGTGCTTGTGGGCCGCCCTCTCGAAGTGAGTGTGGTGGTTTTGTTTTCTACCCAGAAGTCTTTGAACAGATTTCCGGGCCGGAGTCTGCCTGGTCTAAGGCAATTCAAACCGTTTCCCCCTCCCTGTGCCGCCCTGCTCCCGATTATCGTGCATTCCCTCGTAGAAGTAATGCTGGGGGCTGATAGCCTGCGGGTGGGCGCTGGGGACGGCCATCATGGCATCTTCCGCCTTCAGCTCGTCATACATGGCCTTCCACGCCTCGGCCCGCTGCCGAAGCGAGAGGGAAAGGGGGCCAACCTTGGTGTCTACCTCGTACATGAAGCCATGCATGATGCTTGAAAGCAGAGCCAGCTTGGCCTTTCGCCATTTGTTGGGATGGAGAGCGAGGATCGCTGTGTACTCTTCATCCGAAAGGGCACAGGTTTCCGCTTCGCCCTCCACCATGGTGTCGCCCAGTTCGAACCGCATCCGGTCTTTGCCGTTCTCCTGGATTTTCGAAGGGTCGTAGGTATATGTCCTCATCAGGTATCACCCTGTCCCTGGCCCTCCTCGCTTCCGGGAACGGCCTCGTTGCTGGTCTCCAGAGCCGCCGCTCTGGCCTGGGCTGCTGCTTTGACGGTTTTCCGCCCATCCAGGGCGTGGATAAGGATGAGGGCGGTGTCATCCGTCATGGTCTCAATGGCCTTCGTGCTCTCCTCAGCAGTAAGCTGGAGGTTCTGCACAAAGGTCACGACGCTCTCGGGGGCGGCCGGAACGTCCAGCACCCCGCCATCCCTGGCGAGAGGGATGATGAGCTTGACAGGGTCGGTATGCTCTTCGGGCGACTCCAGCCGTCCCTTGAGCTCGTCACGCTCGCTGATGACCTGCTGAAGCTCTGCCTGCACCGCCTCCGCCTCTGCATGGAGCCGGGCGATCTGCTCCTGAAGCTCCGCAATCGCCTCGGTGTGGCCCTCCGGGGCGGGCACAGGGGCCGGTTCGTCAGTGGCAGGGGAAATATACCCCTGCTTGATAAGGGCGCGGACACGGCCCGGAAGAACGGCCTCGGCGGGGATGTTACTCCCGGCGGTGTAGCCGACTCCGCCGAGGACCAGCGCCTTGATGCAAGTGTAGCCGTTCATGGTTGCCCTCCCTTACACGCAGTCCTTGAAGTACATCGCCAGATCGTCGGCGGTCTTCCGCATATCGGTGGACATCAGGCC